TTGCGAAGGCGCCCGTGATGGGGCCCGAGCCCAACAGCTTCCCCATCACGCCGCCCGCAGGAGGGCCACAGTGACGCGCAATACGCTCGAGGCATGGATCCCAGAAGAGTGGGAGACCAGCCGGGTCATCCAGTCCATCACCCAGATCTCCGCCGTTGAGGCGCTCGCCGCCCGCATCCCCATGGGCTCCGACACCAAGCACGTCCCCCGCACCGCGGGCATGGGTGTGGACGTGGTCGCCAAGGGCGGCGCCTACGGCGAGGACCTCTCCCTCAACGACGAAGTCCTGCTCTCCGCGATCAAGTTCGGCAAAGCGGCCAGGATCGCCGAGGAAGACATCGACGACTCGGTCGCGAACGTCATCGAGGCGAAGATGATCGGCTGGGGCAAGTCCTACGCCAAGATGATCGACAATGCGTCCCTCGCGGTGTCGGCCGCGGCGAACGGGACCACGGTGCCGTTCACGTCGCTGTACCAGCTGCTGAACACCACCGACGCCACCCTCAGCTACACCGGCGGCGCGAACATCACCACGGCCGCCTCCTCCGGCGCGCCCTCGTACAGCGAGTTTTCCACCGCGATCGGCAACGTCGAGTCCGGCGACTACTTCGACCCCGGCAGCATGGTCGCCATCGCCCACCCCGCGTTCCGCAAGAGCCTGCGCGGCGTCGTCGATGGCCAGCAGCGCCCCATCTTCTCCGAGGGCGGCCAGTCCACCCCCGACACCGTCTTCAGCATCCCGATCCGCTGGAGCCTCGGCGCGAAGCTCAACGCGACCGCCACGCCGACCCCGGCCGGCCGCGCCCTCATGGCGTTCGTCAACCCGGAGCTCATGCTCCTCGGTGTGCGCTCCGGTCCGGAGTCCGTGTTCATCGACGGCCGCGACGGACTGTCCGCGCTGACGGACGAGTCGATCCTGAAGATGCGCGCCCGCCGCGGCTGGGCCTACGGCCACCCCAACGGCGCGTCCATCCTCGTCGGCTGACCATCCCCCAGTGCCCCCCGTACCGCTTCCATGGCTGGGCGGTACGGGCCACCGGTAGGAGGTGAGCCATGGCAGCAGCAGCGAAGAAGACCGCCGCCAGCGAGGCGAAGGCCCGCGCCAAGCAGTTCCCCGCGAAGGCAGGCGAGCCCGAGGTTGAGGTCGCCAAGCGGTCCGCTGGCGACGCCGACGGCACCCGGTACGTCAGGGATTTCGTTGTGCTGGCCGCCCGCTGGACCGGTGAGGACTACCAGCACGAGGCGAACCGGTCAGCCCTCGTCGGCGAGGCGATCCAGCGCGGCCTCCACCCGCGCGGCGATGTCGCCTTCGACGGCCAGGAGGGTCACCCCGACGGTGTCTCCCTCGTCCTCACCTACTCGGTGGACACTGTGCCGGCGTCGGTCGACCACCACCCCGAGGACACCATCACGTCCCGTGACGTGATCGAGGGCGGGGCCTGACATGGTCAACGCCTGGGCGACCGCGCAGGACGTCACCGACTCCACAGGGGTGACGGTGACGGATCAGCAGCTTGTCCAGGCACAGAAAGCTGTGGAGGTCTTCAGCAATCGCATCTTCGGCGACGAGGCGCGCATGCGGACGCGAGACCTCTACTGGCTGGGCCAGGCCGTCGCCCATCAAGCGGCGTGGATTGCGGGCCAGTTCGGGCTGGAGACGCGGCTGGATGCCACGCAGATCCAGCAAGACCAGGTCTCGACCACACTGCAGGGCGACGGCCTGGTCCTCGCACCCATGGCGGCCCGCTCTCTGAAGCGTGTGTCGTGGATGCGGTCCAGGACTGTGCACATCCGGTCCGCGGTCGAGGGTGCTGGTCCGATCGTTGGTGACGCCCTCACGGACGGCTCCGATGATCACCTGTACTGGGCGCCGTACCGGGGTGGTGCGTGATGCCCGTCGCGATCGCCACCACCAGCATCGCCATCCTGCGCGGCACCACCACCGACGCGTGGGGTGACGAGCAGGACACCGACACCCCCATCTACATAGGGATCCCGGCGAGCCTGACCGAGCAGTCCCGCCGGGTCACGACCCGCGACGACCCGACCCCGCGCATCGTCCGCTACGCCGTCGCCCGCGTGGCCGCCGGAACGGACGTCACCGACCAGGACCGGGTGCGTGACGAACGCACCGGCGCCGTGTACATCGTCGACGCCGTCTCCTCGATGGCCAACCCAGCACTCACCGCAGACCTACGGCTAGACCTGCGGCGCACCACCTAACCGAACACGGCCACACGCCCGGGGAGACCGGGCAGGCCAGCACGACCACCCACCGGAGAGGAGGGCGGCCATGGCACGATCCAGCATGCGGATCGACCCGTCCGCACGCACGCACGTCGACGCCGCCATCAACCGGTGGCTCGAAGAGGACATCGGCCGCGCCATCCTCGGCGACGCCCAGAACTACGTGCACAAGCGCACCGGACGGCTCCGCGACTCGCTGCGCGCCGAGGTTCACGACAAGGTGCTGCGGGTCGGCTCCCTGGACTGCAACTACGCCACGGACGTCGAACTCGGCACCAGCCCGCACGTCATCAGGCCGACCAACAAGAAGGCGTTGTACTGGCCGGGCGCCGACCACCCCGTCGCCAAGGTCAACCACCCCGGCACCCCGCCATTCCCGTACCTCCGCCCGGCCCTGTTCCAGCGGAGGACCGCATGAGCCTCCTGCTGCGCGCCAACCATGAACTGGTCACGATCGCCTGGCTGAAGACCGTCGTCGGCGACCGCGTCTCCATGACCCTCCCCAAGGACAACAGCAGCTGGGCGGCGTCCGGGTTCTGCACGATCGACACCGTCGGCGGCAGCCCGAACATCTACGTCCCGCTTCGCGAGCCCGTCATGTCCGTCGACTGCTGGGCCTTCAACCCCGGCAGCCAGAAGCCGCCATGGAACAAGGCTTCGACTTTGGCGCAGGCCATTCAGGCGGCCTGCTGGGACCACCGCGGAATTCCGCAGACCGTCGCCCTGCCCGCCGGATACCCCGCGGTGCAGGTGCGGTCTGCGTACTGCACCGGAGACCCGCGCCGCATCCCCGACGACCCTTCGTCCTACGCCCGGTACACCATCCCCGGCCTCGCCATCGCCTGGGTGGAGGTGCCGTCATGAGCCGCTACGCCCTCCAAGGCGCCCTCAGCCGGGACCTCCTCACGTGGAACGGCAAGGTCCTCGTCCACGACGACCGGGCCGAGATGGAGTTCCTGGTCACCGGAGACGTCCGCGTCATCGACTGCCCCCGCGACATTCCGCCCGAGCAGACCATCGAGATCCGCTTCCACCCCAACTTCGCCTCCGTGACGTGGCCATTGACCAAGGAGCAGTTCCGGTGACCCACACCATCGCTACGACCATGCAGCCCGACAAGCCCATCGAGGTCGACGACGCCGAATACATCGACCTCAAGCGTCAGGGCCTCGTCCTCGTCGACCACACCGAGCAGGCCGCGGCACCCGCCCCGGCCACCAAGAAGGCCGCTACGCCGGCCACCAGCAAGGAGGGCTGACCCGTGGCGGTCACCGCAACCAACCTCGTCCAGGGCCCGGCAACCCTGTACTCGGGCGCATTCGGCGCCCTCGAGCCCACTGACGCCACCGTCAACACCACCCCCGCGGCCTCCAGTTGGACGGACGTCGGCGGCACCCAGGACGGCGTCAAGCTCACCATCGACCAGTCCTACACGGAGCTCGAAGTCGACCAGGTCGTCGACCGCGTCGGCTCCCGGCTCACCAAGCGGGACTTCACCGTCGAGACGTCGATGGCGGAGCCCACGCTCGCGAACCTGTCCCTCTCGCTGAACGGCGGCACGAGTGCCTCCGCCGCGGGCTACGCCAGCTTCGAACCCAGCTTCGCGAGCTCCGCGACGCAGCCCACCTACAAGGCGCTCCTCTTCGACGGATGGGCCCCTGGCGGCACCTTCAACCGGCGCGTCATCGTCCGCAAGGCCCTGTCCACGGACGCCGTCGAGCTTGCCTACACCAAGGACAAGCAGACCGTGTACGGCGTCAAGTTCTCCGGCCACTACGTGACCGCGTCGATCGCCCCCATCCACATCGTCGATCAAACCAGCTAGCCGACGCCTGTCCCTGCACGCTTCGAGGAGCACCACCCATGGCATCCACCACACGTCAGAGCACCGCAGCCGCACGGAAGCGCGCGGCGGCCAGGCCGGTTGTCGGCGGCGACCTGGATTTCGAGCCCATCCGGATCGCCGCCAACGACGAGATAGAGGAGGAGCGCGTCCCCCTCTTCTACATCGGCGACGACGAGTACACGATCCCCAAAACCATCCCTAAGGGTGTCGCCCTGCAGTACCTGCGGCAGGCCAGCGAGGTCGGCCACGACCTGGCGACCGCCCCGCTCCTGATCCGGGTGCTCGGGGAGGACGCGTACACGGCGCTGGAAGAGTCCCGTGGCCTGTCGGAGGAGCAGCTGGAGAAGATCGTCAACATCATCGTCGGCCAGGCCCTCGGCAAGCAGGAGGGAGCGGAGGGAAAAGCGGCCCGGCGTGGCTGACCCGCCTGCACGAATGGATCTACGGCCAGGGCTGGCTGGAGGCCATCGCGGACCGGCTCGGGCAGGTCATGTGGGTCCTCGACCACCAGGACGACATCGACGCGGACTTCCTCGCCATCTACGGCATCGACCTTGAGCAAGCCGATGTCTCCGCCCCCCGATACTTCGCCCTCGCCCACCGGCTGCCCGCCTACCAGGGCGTGATGGCCGCCCGGGTCGAAGAAGAACGCGACGAGCAAGACCAGAGCAGCAGCACAACCACCCGCACCAGCAGCACCCAGCCCGCCCAACAGGGCGGCAGCGGGACGAAGGAAGTCTCGCTGACGGCATTCCGGGTCATGTTCCCCGGAATCGTGAGCGGAGGAAGCGCAGGTGGCGGGTAGCTTTCGCATCGCCGAGGGGTACGTCGAGGTCACAGCCGACGAGACCGCCTACGACCGCGCCATGCAGCGGCTGCAACAGAAGAAGAACAAGGTCGGCATCGCCCTCGACCTCGACGACACAGCTGCCCTCGCCAAACTCCGTCAGTTCGCCGACCAGCACGCCCGCACCGTCCTCAAAGCCGTCATCGAAGCCGATCTGTCCGAGACCTCGGTACGCCGCGTCACCCAGCAACTCGACCGGCTGACCGCGCCCCGCACCGTCCACATCGCCGCGGACCTGGACACCCGGGCCGCAGCCGACGACCTTGATCTGCTGACCCGCGCACGCACCACCCGTATCACCGCCGACGCTGACACCCGCGCTGCGGCCGACGACCTCGCCCTGCTCACCCGGCCGCGTACCACGCGCATTACTGCAGACGCCGACACGGGCGGGGCGCGCGCGGACCTGGACGTCCTCACTCGCGACCGTCGCATGAATGTCCGCGTGGACCTCGACCGGTCCGCACTGTCCAGCCTCGGCGGCGGCGGAGGCGGCGGGGGAGGGCTCGGCGGGCTCGTCTCCAGCCTGACCAGCCTCTCCAGCATCGCCGTCGGCGCACTGCCCACTGTGGCCTCCCTGGGGCAGGCCATCATCCAGATGGGGCCCGCCGCTGCCGTTGCGGCCCCCGCCGTGCTGTCGCTCGGTGCAGCCTTCGCCGCAATCAAGATCGGCACCAGCGGTATCGGGGACGCGTTCAAGGCCGCGTTCGCGCCGGCCACAGCCAGCGCGGGCGCGGCGACCAAGAGCATCCGGCAGGTCGAAAATGCCCAGCGCTCCCTCGCCAAGGCCCAGCAAGGCGTGAAGGATGCCGAGGTCAACGCCGCTGCGGCCCGGGTGCAGGCGGCCCGGCAGATCCAGGACGCCCAGCGCTCCCTGAAGTCGACCGTCTCAGATGTGGCGGACGCCAACCGGCGCGCCGCGGAGCAGGTGGCGCAGGCGGAGCAGGATCTCGCCGATGCCCAGAAGTCTGCCCGGCAGGCGCAACTGGACCTGACCGCGGCCCGCAAGGACGCCGCCCGGCAGCTCGAGGACCTGGCCAACCAGCAGAAGGATGTGGAGCTCGACCGGCGCGAGGGCGTGCTCCGCGTTCAGGATGCCCAGGACGAGCTGAACAAGACGCTCGCCGATCCGAAGGCCACCCAGCAGCAGCGAGCGGAGGCGCAGCTCACCTACGACGAGGCTGTCCAGCATCTCCAGGAGGTCCAGCTCCAACAGGACCGGCTGACGAAGGATGCGGCCGACGCGAACAAGGCCGGCGTCGAGGGCTCGAAGCAGGTCACGGACGCCAAGGGCAAGGTTGCCGACGCCAACCAGACGATCTCCGACAAGACCCGAGCCCTGAAGGACGCGGAGATCGAGGCGTCACGCACACAGGTTGAGGGCGCGCAGAAGATCGCAGACGCGGAGCGGGCCGTCGCCGACGCCCGCGACGCCGCCCGCAAGGCAGCCGTCGACGGGGCCCGCCAGATCGCCGACGCGCAGCAGGCTGTAGCGGACGCGGCACGCGCCCTGGCGGACGCGCAGACGGCCGGTGCCGCGGCGACGAACAAGGTCGGCGACGCCATGGCGAAGCTCGCGCCCAACGCGCGGGCGTTCGTGGACGCCGTGCTCGCCCAGCGCGAGGCCTGGCGCGGCCTGAAGCTCGACGTACAGAACGCGTTGTTCGCCGGGCTCGGGCAGACGTTCACGACCATGTCGACGGCGATCCTGCCGTCGCTGCGCACGGGCTTGACGGGCACGGCAACCATCCTCAACCAGACTGCGAAGAACGCCGCGAGCGCAGTCGCCGAGCTTGGCAAGACGGGGATGCTGCGGAAGCTGTTCGATGGCCTCAACGAAGGGATGAAGCCCCTCACCCGCATTCCCGGACAGTTCATCACCGGCCTCACCCAGATCTCGGTCGCCGCCAGCCCAGCCTTCAAGCGGCTCACCACCGCGGCGAGCGGAGTCGCCGACACCATCAGCCAGAAGCTCGGCGACGCCTTCAAGTCCGGCAGGATGGCCGACGCCATCAACACCGCCGTGGGCATCGCCAAGCAGTTCGGGCGCCTGATCGCGGACATCGCCGGAACGATCGGCAACGTACTGAAGGCAGCCGCAGCTGGCGGCGGGGACGCCCTCGGCGCGATAGGCGAGGCCTTCAAGGAGCTCCGCAGGATCACCGCCATGCCGGAAGTGCAGAAGGCTCTCACGAGCATCTTCACGGCGATCAACTCCATTGCAAAGCTGCTGGCTGGCACGCTTGGCGCGGTGATTCAGGCGGCGCTGCCGCTGCTTGCCGCGCTCGCGCCGGTGGTGACGGAGCTCGCGGAGAAGTTCGCGCCGGTGCTGGCTGATCTGGCGACATCGCTTGGCAAGGCATTGATGCCGATCATCGAAGCCCTACTGCCTGTGGTGAAGGACGTCGGCGGTGTTCTCGTCGGCTTGGTGCAGGCGGTCATGCCGCTGCTGCAGCCCATCGGCCAGCTGATCGCGACCGTCGTTCAGGCCGTCGCCCCGTTCATCAAGACCCTGCTCGACGCGTTGGTGCCGTTCGTGGCGATGCTGGCCCAGGCCCTGGTTCCCATCTTCGCCGCGCTGCTGCCGGCGGTTCAGCTGGTGGGCCAGTTCCTTGCCGCGATGGCCCCGCTGTTCCCGCAGCTGCTGACGGCGCTGACGCCGCTACTTCCGCCGCTCGGGCAGCTCATTACGGCGCTGCTGCAGCTGGCAATGCAGGTGCTTACTCCGCTGATGCCGCTGGTCACCGGTCTGGCGACGTTGCTGGCGACCGTGCTGGCTGGGGCGGTCAACCTGCTGGTGCCCGTCATCACGACGGTGATCGGCTGGCTCACGGCCCTCGCCGACGGGGTGAAAAAAGTGGTGGGCTGGATTGTTGACGCCTTCCAGTGGCTGTACGACAAGCTCGTCGGGCACAGCATCATCCCGGATATGGTGCGGGCGATCATCTCGTGGTTCGGGTCGCTGTGGACCGGCACGAAGAAGATCTTTACCGACCTGAAGAACTGGGTCGTGAGCACGTGGAACAGCCTGTGGGATGGCGTGCGCACGAAGTGGAACAGCTTCTGGTCCGGTCTGAAGTCGGCGATCTCCGGGGCGTGGACGACCGTGCGGAACGGCGTGTCCGACCTCAAGAACGGCGTCACGAACACGTGGAATAACCTCTGGAATGGGGCCCGCGACAAGATCTCGTCGATCTTCTCCACGATCAACGGGAAGATCAGCACGTTCAAGTCCAGCATGAAGACGGCGTTCTCGACCTTGCGCGACAGCCTGGGAACGATCTGGGACGGCGTGAAGTCGAAGATCGCCTCGCCGGTCCGGTTCGTTGTGAACTCGGTCTACAACAACGGCATCCGCAAGATGTGGAACTCGATCGCGGGCAAGATCAGCTCAAAGATCACACTCCCGAGCATCTCCCTCGGCTTCAACCGCGGTGGCGTCGTCCCCGGCAGCGGCAACAAAGACACCGTGCCCGCGATGCTCACCCCCGGCGAGCGCATCCTCTCCAACCAGCAAGTCGCATCCCTCGGCGGCCACCGAGGCATCGACGCCATGCTCGGCAAGGACCGCCCCACCAAGACCGGCGGGAACCCGACCAGCCAGCAGGAACGCAAGCGCCAGCAGGCCACCCCGCACTTCGCGGGCGGCGGCATCATCGGCACCATCGGCAGCGCCATCGGCGGCGCCGTCAGCTCCGCCGCATCCTGGACGAAAGACCTCGTCCTCGGCGGCCTGAAGGCTGCTGCACAGAAGGCCCTCAGCGCTCTCGTCCGGCCGCTCATCAACCAGATTCCCGGCTCGGGGATCGGAAACCTGATGCGGGGCCTCGTCAACAAGGGCGTCGACGGGATGCTCGGCTGGTTCGGCAACGAGGACAAAAAAGCCGTGGGCGGGCCGGCCGTACAGCGGGCGATGTCGTGGGTGAAGACGCAGAACGGGCTGCCCTATCAGTGGGCTGGAAACGGGAACCCCAGCTGGGACTGCAGCGGTCTGATGTCCGCGATCGAGTCCGTGATCCGCGGCGAGCGCCCGCACCGCCGGTGGGCCACCGGCGCGTTCTCGGGGTCGAGCGGCCCGTCTGGGTGGGTGCGGAACCTGAACTCCCCGTTCATGATCGGCATCACGAATGCGGGTGTCGGTCACACGGCGGGCACCCTCGGCGGAATGAACGTCGAGTCGTCTGGCGGCGCTGGCGTCCACATGGGCAAGTCCGCCCGCGGCTACAACGACGGCCTGTTCACCTCCCGCTGGGGCTTCGCACCCGCCGCCAAGTTCGACAGCGGCGGGCTGCTCCAGCCCGGGGCGACGATGTCCGTCAACGCCACCGGGAAGCCCGAGCGCGTTCTCTCCGCCGACCACACGGCCAGGCTCGACGCGATGCTGGCCAGCTCCAGCGCAGGCGGCCCGATCACGATCGAGGCGATCAATATCAGCGGCACGTTCGACTTCTCCAGCCCCGCCAGCCGCAGGGCCGCCGCGAACGCGATGGTCGCGGAGATGAAGGAAGCCATCCGTCTCTACGACAAGGCGAGGGCCCGATGAGCCTGTTCGACTGGGGCGACCTCACCATCGGCCGCATCCCCCTGCGGGAAACCTTCGTCGCTACCGAGTCCGGTGGCGGCGACGGCCGCGGCCTCGACCTCGAAGGCCAGGAGTCGTACCCGCCGCTCACCCGGGCGCAGGTCATCGCCCGGCATGACGGGATCAACTCGCTGATCCCCGGCCAGGTCCTCCCCGTCACGTTCACCGACAAGCCCGAACGCAACGGCTACTACACGGTGAAGAGCTCCGGGGCGACCTACACCGAGTACCTCAACGAGACCGTCACCAGTGCCTGGAAAGTCTCTCTGGACCGGATCGGCTCCGACGCCGAAACCGACCTCCAGAGCAGGCTCACCGGCGCGGTCCGCCTCAACGACTTCGCCCTCGCGGGCGAGCGCTGGCACGCCCCGCCTATCGGCCACTACGGCTACTACACCGGCGCCACCAACCCGACCACGATGACCCGCACCGGCGCCGACGGCACCATCACCGTCTACCGCGGCGTACCCGCCAACACGTCGCCACGCTGGGGCTGCCTGCCCACCGCCTACCTCGCCGGCCGCGTCCGCGCCACGACGACTGGCGGGCAGGAGGTGTACGGCGTCGACGTACCCCTCGCCGCAACCGGCTGGTCCCTCACCAACGGGCTGATCAACGTGACCGCCGGGGGAGCCGCCACCCTGGACGTCCAGACATACACGGCAGGCGCCTACGCGTCGAAGCTCTGGAACATCTCCGTCACCGGAGCGGCCGGCAGCATCACCTCGTGGGACGCGGCCACCCTGCTCCGCAACGACCCCGAGATGGCCATCCTCCGCTTGATCAAGAGTCAGAGCCCGGGTCGGGCCACCCTCGACCTGACGCTGCGCCGCGGCTCCCGCACCGTCGAGGGCTACCTGCAGATCGGCACCGCCGCCACCCTCGCCGCCTACCGGTCCACCGCCGAACCCGCCACAAACAACACTTCCTACCTGATCGCCACCGACGATGACAGCGACGGCAACCGGTACACGTGCGGCAGCGCCCGCGCCTACACGGCCCACGCCAACGGCGGCCTCCAGAAAGCCGCGACGACTGCGCTCGACTTCTGGATCGGCGCCGTCACCACGGCAGGCGGAGGCGGCACCCTCAACGCGAATCCCGGCTTCGAAACGAACCTGACCGGCTGGAACTCCAACGGCGGCACCGGCGTCCGCGTCATCAACCCCGTCAAAATCGGCACAGGGGCAGCCCAGTTCACGCCGAACGGTGTCGCCCAGTTCCCGTCGATCGAGTCGGTCCCGTTCGCCGTCACCGCAGGCACCATCTACCGGGCGTCGGGGTGGATCCGCTGCGCGACCGCCCGGAACGTCGACCTGAACGTCAACTGGTTCAATGGCGCCGCCGCATACCTGTCGACCAGCACCCTCACCAACACGCTGGTCGCGAACACGTGGACGTTTTACGACGGCACCGTCACCGCGCCCGTCGGCGCTGCCACCGCGACGATCGCGCCGACCGTCGCCAATTTCCCGCCGGTGACAGACGTGATCGTCGTGGACGAGATCCGGGTACGCCTGCCAGTCGCCTCAGGCGACGCTGCCACGGACCTGCGGAACATGTATGTGGCCGCAATGCCGGAAGCCGTCTACGGAGTCCGGAGGTAGCGCCAGTGGCCGTTCAGGAAGTCCTCAAAGCCCTCGGCTCGTGGGAGATCAAACTCCTGCCCGGGACGCCCCGCGATGTCCTCGACAGCCTTGATTACTTCGGGCACGTCGCGATCGCCCCTGGGCGGCTCGACCCGCTGCAGTACGGCGACAACCTGCTGACAACCGCCCGCTACGTCGGCGTCCTCCGCACCAAAACCATCGGCGACGACGGGCGCACCAACGCCCCGCAGGACGACCTCGCCATCGGCGGCGTCGGCATGGCCATGTGGCTCGGCGACGAAGACGGCAAAGGCGCGGTCTACGAAAACGCGATCACACCCGCGTCCGCCTCGTTCGCCACCACCATCAACATGCTGCTCCCTGCGTCCGGTGCGGGCGCCGTCACCGCGGGAACCATCTACTCCGTGGCAGGCCAGTACACCGGCCACCACCAGTACGAGTCCCCGCGGACCGCCATCGGCTACGTGTGCGACACCATGTCCACCACGTCGGTACCCGTCTCCTGGCGCGTCAACGGCAACGGCACTCTCGACGCCGGCCCGGACGCGAACCTGTTCGTCACCAACCCGACGTGCGTAATCCTCGCGACCGGCGCCGGCGAGGACATGGCGCTGCGGGCGCTGCCGGGCAGCATGGACGTCACCCGGGACATGGAGGACTACAGCACCCGCGTGGTCCTCCTCGCGGAGGGTGAAGGCTCGAGCATCGCCACGGGGACGGCGGATATCACCCCGGCGACGCCGTACAAGGACATCCACGGCAACGCCCTGAAGCTGACGCGGCTGGTGTCCGAGTCGGACACGGCGACCGGGAACGCCGCCACCCGGGCGCAGCTGGCGTTGTCGCAGTTCATCTCCACCCGCAACGCGTTGACCTTGTCGACGGCCGACTACGACGTCCACGGGTCCTTCCAGGTCGGCGACCGAGTGTGGGTGTACAACCCGGACGCCGGACTCGTCGACACCACCACGGAGATCACGTTCCGTGGGGTGCGGATCAACCCGCTCAAGCTCCAGGTGACGGAGACGTCGTGGGCGATCACCAAGGGGTACACGGTCGCCTACCGGACCGTGAACGGCGCCTGGATCGACCTCACTCAGTACGTCGAATGGGAGACCGACGGCACCAACACGGTGACAGTGGGGGACTTCTCCCGGCAGCTCACCAACTCGGGCAACGAACCGGTCGGCTCCCGCCCCAATGCCGACACGTCCACGCCCGGCCAGCCCGTCTTCGTCACCCCGTTCACGGGCGTCGCCTACCTCGACAACCGGGGCTTCACGAGGGCGCGGGTCGTCCTCTCCTGGAACGCGCCCCTCAACGTCGACGGCTCGACGGTCCTGGACGGGGATCACTACGAGATCCGGTACGCCGTCGACACCGACATGCTGTACCCGGCGACCTGGACGCAGGTCTCCCAGGTGCGGTGGCAGGACTTGCAGACGTGGGCGCAGCCATTCGCCGCCCCAGGCGGCAAGTGGCAGACCATGGTCGTCAACTGGGACTCGACAACAGCCCAGCTGCAAGACCTCTCCCCGGGCGTCGGCTACGACATCCAGATCCGCGGCGTCGACAAGACCGGCAACACCGGCGCGTGGAGCCCGACGACGACGTTCGTCGCCTCGGCCGACAACCTGCCGCCCAGCACGCCCGCGGCCCCGTCGGTGGCGGGCAGCCGGATCGCCGTGCAGATTACCCACCAGCTCGGCAAGTCCAGCGGCGGCACGTTCAACCTGGAGTCGGACCTCGATCACCTCGAAGTCCACGTGAGCTACGAGCCCACGTTCACCCCGGACGCGACGACCCTGAAGGGGAAGGCGGTCGCCAACGCGGGGATGATCCAGGCGCAGATCCCCGTCGTGGTCACCGTGCAGGTCGAGGAGACGTCGGCCCGCTACGTGCGGGTCATCGCAGTCGACAAGACCGGCAACAAGAGCGGGCCGTCCGATTCGGCGACCGCAACCGCGCTCCTCATCGACGACGCCCACATCTCCGACCTGACCGTCTCCAAGGTCACCGCCGGGCAGATCAACGCCGACTGGATCGTGGGCGCCCGCATCAAGACCGCCGACACCGGGTCGCGCGTCGAGCTCAACAGCGCCGGCCTCCAGGCCTACGACTCCACCGGCACGCAGACCGTCAACATCGCCGCCGCCGACGGATCCGTATCCATCATCGGCCAGCTCAAATCCGGCACGTCGGGTAAGCGTATCGAGATCAACCCCACCTCGACGTATCTGCCAGAAATCCGCTGGTACGCCAACACCGGCACTGACTACGGCTACATCAACGCCCTCTCCTCCGGCACGGACGTCAGCCTCGGCATGAACTCGTCGCCCTACGACGACGGCACCGGCACCCAGGTCATCTCCCGCGCCATCCTCAGCACCAGTGCTGCGCAACTGTCCGTCATCCGCCAGGACGACCAGTCCCGGCGCGGCGGCTACGTACTGGCGGCGGCGGGAAGCTTGTTCGCCGGGTTCGTCAGGGCAGGAGTAGACGGCGGCTACTACTACGCCGACTCAGTGCAGGGCCGCTTCGGCTGGAACCCGAACGATGCCGACGGCCAGCACCTGGATTTCAGCAGCGGCAACACCCACCACATCGGCCGCTGGGCCGACTTCGCATCGGCCGGAACCACGGACGGCATCTGGACCGCCAGTGAGCCCTTCGTCGCCTCCGGTGATATTGCCCTCAGCCTGGGGTATGGGGCGACGATGGCGTCCGGCATGGTGCCGCTCGTAACGCTGCGGCACACCGTGCTGCGGACCTGGCAGGTCACCTCCTCAACCGCAACCGGGCTCACGGTGACGGTCGGAACATCCAGTGGAATCCCTTCTCTCGGTTGCTGGGTCTATCGTGTCTGAACCTCGAATCCACACCGTCGACGCGGTGACCGAGCGCCTCACCAACGGCGCCCCGCGCTGGGCTGTCCATCACGTCGACCAGGACGGCAACGGCGGCGGATACGTCTTCCCCAAAGACAGCCTGGAGTGGCGAGCCGCCGAGTACGGGCTTACGGACGCCGACGAAATCCTCGACATCGTCCTACACGAGCCGTACCTACCCGACGCGCCAGACAGAGACGACGCGGCGGCCCGGGTAGGGCTCGTGACCTCCACGGGACCCGAGGCCGAGCCCATCACACTGCTCAACGCCACATCCACCGCCGATGCCGCCACGGCGCACCGGCTGCGCATCGCCGACGCCAAGCGCCGCTCGGGCCGGATCGCGCCCCCCGGCAAGGGCAAAGACCCGCTCGACGTCATCAGAGCCAACCACGGCATCGACGCGGAACGCGTCCGGGCGAAACGCGAGGCCATCGACGTTCATCGCTGGCAGCTGCTGTACGGGGGCCTGCCCGTCCCCATCCCTACGGCCACCCTGGAGGTGCCTCGTGCCTGATCCGTCCACCACCAGGATCTCGCTCTACAAGTCCAAGTCGGACGGGTCCGAGCTGGTCAACTACACCCAGGATCTAGGTCAAAACTGGGACAAGGTCGACCTCGCCGTCGGCTATCAAATCGTCACCTCCGGCACCCGCCCGGCAACGCCCTACTCGGGTAAGCCGATCGCGCAGTCCGACACGGCCTACTCGACGTTCTTCTCCAACGGCACTGCGCCCGCGTCCGCCTCCTGGATCGAGATCCCCAACAGCAGCTCGACTTTCGCCTCCAACCTGAAACTCGCCTCCGGCGCGCAGCTCACCATCGGCGCAGACGTCAACCTCTTCCGCAACGCCGCCAACGTGCTGCGCACCAACGACGCCCTCATCGTCGACGGCGCCCTCACAGCCAGCAGCAACGTCGCCATCAGCGGCGACCTCAAACTTGTCGGCGGCACCACCACCTACCGCAACCAGCTCAGCGCACAGACCACCGTCGCGAACACCGCGACAGAAACCGTGATCGCCTCCATGACCGTCCCCGCAAACGATGCCGTCGTCGGCGCCGTCTACCGCATCAAAGCGTGGGGCACCATCTCCGCAGCCGCCGCAACCACCCCCGCCATGAACTGGAAATGGAAGATCGGCGGAACCGGCGGCTACCAAATGGCACAAACCAGCAACCGCACCGCCGCAGCGTCCGGAGCCAGCAGCCGGGCCTGGCAGTGCGTCGGCGAAGTCGTCTGCCTCGCCACCGGCGCCTCAGGGTCCTTCCAAGGATCACTGCTCACCATCGAAGGGTGGAGCGTCACCGGCGGCCCCCCGATCGTGGCCCCCGCCACCATCCTCGACGGCATCACCCCCGGCACCCGCGACTCCACGACCAGCCAGCAAATCTGCCTCACCGCCACCTGGACCCCCGCCAACGCCGCCAACACCCTGACCTGCCTCGGCTACTACGCCGAACGCATCGCATAGGAGGAAGTCACATGACCACGTTCGAGGTCATCCTGCTCATCGAGGTCGGCATCATCGCCATCGGGGCGCTCCTCGGCTGGCGGCGGCCCTAGTCCCGCCCGTCCTCCTGGTACGGCGGCTGCGCGGCCGGATCCGGGTCGCCGGCCGGCTGCTGCGCGGCGGCCTCGAGTTCCTTCACGCGCCGCTCCAGCACCTCGACTTGTGCGCGGAGGACGAGGGTCTCGTCGAAGAGCTCACCGCAGCGCTTCCGGTAGACGGGAAACGCGTCCTCGACGCTGATCTGCTGGCCCATCACGCCACCTTCTCGCTCGCGGGCGCAACGTGCTTCCACGCCCGGTAGTTCACGACGTCGTTCAAGTGCGTCTGCGTTATGCCGTACTCGGCGGCCAGCAGCTTCTGTGTGATCCCGCCAGCCGCGTAACGGCTCCGGATCTCGGCGACCTTGCGTGCGGTCAGCTTCCGTTGGGCAACGACCATCCCCGCGGCGATGGAGTCGTGCGTGTTGTCGAACGCTGTACCCCTCGCCCAGTGACGCTCGTTCTGGCACAGCTTGTTGTGGCAGAGGTGTCGCACTACCTCGTCTGGCGCCAGCTCACCGACTCGTTGGCGGTACCCCCAGGCGTGCGCCTTCAGATTGCGCGGGTTGCCGCCGCCGGTATAGCCGCCGTCCCAGAACAGGCCGTAGCCGTTGTCCTCCGCGCCGAGCCAGGGATGGCAGGCGTCCGGGCCGGCGCTCCGGTCGACGAAGTTTTCGTAGCGCTCAAGGGGAGTGGCGCCGTACAGGCATCTCCTTCGATCCTCGTAGGACCCGTCAGCGCGCTTGCGGGTACGGCGATAGTGCTTGTCGCACAGCCCCTTGGCGATGGCCCGCCGACCGCATGCGTCGGCCTTGCAATCCGTCACAGCTTCTCCGCGAGGTCTCGGTACCGCTGCAGCAGGTCGGTAGCGTTGAGGAAGGGATGCTGAGGAAAAAAGCTGTAGTGCGACACGATCGCGTTGCCGCGGAGGATGTTCGGCACGCCCTTGGCGACCGGCTGGTGGATGGTGTGCCAGCTCTCCTCTTCATCGGGGACGAGGACGCCGGGCTGGGGGAGCGCGGCGTAGTCCTCGCCACGGGACGCGAAGCAGGACACCGAGAACTGCGTGCCGGGCTGGAGAGGGAAGTCCTGGTAGAGGTAGAGCGACTCGACCGTCCCGGCCTCGATGTGGCCGAGCAGCAGCTCGTGCATCTTCACCGCGAACGGCCCGTTGGCCCAGCCGACCGGGTCCATGCAGTAGGCGCTGACGGCCCCCCACTCCATGGGGACCTTCCCGCACAGCTGCAGGAAGTGGGAGCAGATCGCGTTGTTGATGATGATCGGGAACACTGCGGTCGGCGCGGGCATCTCGATGCGGGCGCGTACCAGGTTCTCGATGGCCGCCTCGTGCAGGTAGACGACATCGTCATCGAGCCGTAGATAGATCGCGTCGGGGTCGGTCATCTCCCGGTAGGCGTAACCGGTGTTGCGCTGCTTTTGCCCGTGGATGAGCACCCCCTCCGGCCTGTGCTTGAGAACAAACCAGGGGTACTGCTCCGCCAGCTCGTGCGCGTAGGCGATGTCGTCTTCCTGGCCGACGGGGTCGGTGTTCATGAACGCCCACACCTCGTCGACCAGGCCACGCGCGACGTCCCGTTGCAGGTACTTGATCAGGATGCTGTAGGTGCGGCGCCGGCCGTAGGGTGTCCAGGCAATGACGTGCTTGCCGTCGATCATGCGGTTCTCCTCGTCGTGCGGTGTCGTGGCGGCCAGACGCCGGACTCGGCGGTCCAGGGCAGGTCGGGGTGCAGCCGGCGGAATAGGGCGACCGTGGCCGCATGTGCGTCGCCGCGCGTGTTGGAAAGCTGGCCGGGGTGGACGCGCACGAAATACAGGGGCTGCTCGACCACCGCGTACCGGCCTAGTCCGGCCTTCCAGACTTTGATCCAGAACTCCCAGTCCTCCGCACAGCCGTAACTCCCGGGCAGGGAAGCCTCAGGGGAGTACCCGCCCACCGTCTCCCACGTCTTGCGCGGGAATAGACCCTTGTCGATGAGCGGCGGCCACACCGCAAAGTCCTCGAGCGTCGCGTCCGGCAACGACGCCTGCACCGCGGTCGCCCCGCCGAACTGCTGCGCATAGGGGACGACGAAGTCCAGACCGCCCGCCTCCAAGACTGCGACGCAGCGGGCGATGCAGTCGGGATGCATGCGGTCGTCCGCAGAGGCCGTGAACACGGCGTCGCAGCCGTCGGCGAACGCCAGGCTCGCCGCGGCGTTGAGGCCGCCAGCCCACCCCGACCGCACCGGGTTGCGCTCCAAGCCGCGCCACAACTCGGGCCGGTCGAGGAGAAACTCGTGGGTGCCGTCGTCCGACCAGTCCTCGGCCAGATAGGCGTGCGCCGGATACGTCTGGGCCTGGACGGAGGCGAGCATCTCCTCGATCCATGGCCGCGCGTTCCGCACGGGGATGATGACGCCGACCTTCACCACTGCTCTCCGATCCAATCGAGGGTGGACCGGACGCCGTCGTCCCAGCGAACGGTGGGCTTCCAGCCGCGCACGCCGCTGATGGCCTCGTTGTCAGTGACGACGCGCTGCAAGTCGCCGGGGAGGCGCTCGTCGTGGACGACGTCAGGGCAGACGCCGGTCGACGTCTCAAGCCCGCGAAGGAGGTCGAGGAGGCTGACCTCGTTGTCTGGGCCGCCACCGACGTCGTAGGTGCGGCCCTGGTAGCCGTCGAAGTCCTCGACGATGTCGACGAGCAGGCGCGTGAAGTCGTCGACGTGGAGGATGTCCCGGGACTGGGTGCCGTCCCCGTGCAGGGTGATCTGCTTTCGTTCCCAGAAGGCGCGCAGGAACCACGTCACCCAGCCCGCTTCGGCCGTCCCGTCCTGGCCTGGGCCGTACACGGTGGACGGGCGGAGGATGACGTGCCGCAGCCCGTAGAGGTCGCCGTACAGGCGCAGGTACTGCTCGCCGACGAGCTTGGACTGGCCGAGCGGGGCGATGAGCCCGTCCGGGCCTGGGTGCACCTTCACGCTGGACGTGAACAGCACCGGGATACCGCCAGCTCGGCGGGCGGCTTCGGCGACGTTGAAGGTGCCGACGGCGTTGTCGGTGAAGTCTGCCGCGGGAGAGCGGAGGCTGACGCTGGTGGAGCAGGATGCGCCGAGGTGAACGATGACCTCGGGTTCCGTGGCGTCGACGATTCGTTGGAGGGTGGGCAGGTCGGCGGTGGACAGTTGGTTGCGCTTGTCGACGGCGGTGACGTGGTGGCCGCGCTCGTGCAGGCGGCGGGCGGTGTGGCGGCCGATGAAGCCTTCCGAGCCGGTCACGAGGACCCTCATG